AACCAGCCCAATGGAAGGATGTGCTAGCGGATCTGCGCTTCTGGAGAATTGATCCTGCAGGTAGTGGAGAAAAGATTCATTCTGGTTTTTGGAAAGAAGCCTTTTCTTTGTTGCCTGGGATTATAAAGAATACTGAAGAAGAAAAACCTGTTGCAGTCACTGGGCATAGTCTTGGTGGAGCAATGGCCGTTATCGTTGCAGGTTTTCTTATGAAAATGGGGTATACTGTTACAGACTTATATACTTTTGGTCAACCAAGAGTCGGGAATAAAAAGTTTGTAAAGAGGGTTGAAGCAGGCTGCAACTGGCAGCGTTATGTGAATAACAATGACATTGTACCTTCAGTACCCCCCACTTTTGCATATATGTTTGAAGACGGAGGAAATCTTCGTTATATAAACGCAGAAGGAAAAGTTATCGAAAACTCTACCTGGCAAGAGAGATTAAAGGATAGCGTGGAAGGCAGAAAAGATGCCTGGAAGAAAGCACAATACTTTGATTCGTTTGCGGACCATGCAATTTGGCTTTATAGAGATCACCTGAAAGAAGAAGAGTAATATGTTAGAAATTAGTAGGTCGGATGTTGTGGGTACTGAACTCATGGAGTACTCAGCAGAAGAAAGATTTATAAAACTACCAGTCAAGCCTTACTTAGACTTATTGAATATAGATCCTATTGGTTCTCAGATAAGTGTTATTAATGCAATAAATAATCCTAAGTATCGTTTTATTTGTGGAGCACTTTCTCGTCGACAAGGTAAAACTTATATTGCAAATATAATTGGACAGCTTACGGTACTAGTACCGGGCAGTCATGTACTACTAATGTCACCCAACTACTCTCTTTCTCAAATATCTTTTGATTTACAGAGAAACTTAATAAAGCACTTCGACTTAGAAGTACTTCGGGATAATGCAAAAGACAGGGTAATAGAACTCTCTAACAATTCTACTATAAGAATGGGTTCTATAAACCAAGTCGACTCCGTAGTTGGCCGAAGCTACGATCTAATCATCTTCGACGAAGCCGCACTTACAGATGGACGAGACGCTTTCAATGTTGCACTACGACCAACATTGGACAAAGACAACAGCAAGGCACTCTTCATCTCCACTCCGCGAGGCAGGAATAACTGGTTCGCGGAGTTTTTCTATAGAGGATTCAATGATGAGTTCCCAGACTGGTTATCTGTAAAAGCAACCTATCACGAAAACCCAAGGTTTAGTGAACAAGATATAATTGAAGCACAAAAATCTATGTCTACTGCTGAGTTTGCCCAAGAGTACTTAGCAGACTTCAACACTTATGAAGGACAGATTTGGAACTTTGATTATGAGAACTGTACAACAAACACAGACCAATTTCAACCCCAAGGTATGGATGTATTTGCAGGACTTGACGTAGGATATAAAGATCCTACTGCATTTATTGTAATCGCCTACGATTGGGATAATGAAGTATATTACGTACTCGATGAGTACATAGACTCGGAGAAAACAACTGAATATCATGCAAGCGAGATACAACAACTTATCCAAAAATGGGACATCGACTACATCTACATCGACTCCGCCGCCCAGCAGACTCGATATGACTTTGCCCAAAACTATGACATCTCAACTATCAATGCCAAAAAGTCAGTTCTGGATGGTATTGCTCACGTTGCAAACATAGTTGACAACAACAAACTTCTGGTTAGCCAAAAATGTGAACACACGTTAGAGTGCTTAGATCAGTATCAGTGGGATCCAAATCCAAACTTACTCAGAGAAAAACCTAAGCATGATCGATTTTCACATATGTCAGACGCGCTACGGTATGCTTTGTACAGCTTTGAAACTGTCGGATCCAGTTTTTAATTGGTACCATGAAAAAAATATGTCTTGACATGTACATCTAATTCTTGGTATAATTTTCAAAGTGGAAAATAGTAAATGGACCTAAAGAGAGACCTAGTAAAATACGTTAGAGATAGAGCAAAGTCAAAGTACCAAAAGAGTACGTACTGCTTTATTTGCAGAAGTGAAGAGAATCTCGATTTTCATCACTTTTACGGGTTAACAGAACTGCTGGATATATGGTTACGCAAAAACAAGATAGTAATATCTACAGCAGAAGACATCATGAATGTGCGGGATCAATTTATAGAAGAGCACATGGAAGAACTGTACGATGAGGCAGTTACTCTTTGTCATACTCATCACCTGAAGTTACATTCAATTTATGGTAAAAGACCTAAATTAATAACAGGACCTAAGCAGAAGCGATGGGTAGAGAAGCAAAGAGATAAACATGGCATGGTATAATAAAATTTTCAATAGAGAAGAAAAATTAAACCCCGCACAGCCTTTAATTGCTCGTGACGAAGGTTTAACTTTAAGCACGACTGAAAACTTTACACACTATGCCAACGCTTACGAGCAGTTAGAAGTAGTAAATAGGGCGGTCAATATGATCGTCGATGACGCATCTGAGATACCTGTAGATGTAGGAGACAAATTAGCACTAGAGCCAATATATAAAAATATTCGTAAATCAAGAGTCAATCTTCTTTTAAATCAAGAACCAAACCCCTTTCAAGATGTTAGTACTTTTAAAAGAAACCTTATAATTGACTTACTAATTGACGGGAATATTTTTATATATTTTGATGGTGTTCACTTATATCAATTACCAGCACGAAATGTTGACATAGATACAGATGAAAAAACATATATTAACGGTTACATATATCAAGGAAAAATACAGTATAACCCTCAAGAAGTTATACACATAAAAGAAAACTCTTTTAACTCTATGTACAGAGGAGTTCCTAGATTAAAACCGGCTTGGAGAACGATGAAAGTACTAGGCTCAATGAGAAACTTTCAAGATAACTTCTTCAAGAATGGAGCAGTGCCCGGACTTGTAATTAAAAGTCCCAACACTCTTAGCGAAAAGATTAAAGAACGTATGCTTGCTGCTTGGAGAGCAAGGTACAATCCAGAAGCAGGAGGTCGAAGACCCTTAATTCTGGACGGAGGATTAGAACTAGATACTTTGTCAAATACTAGCTTTAGAGAGCTAGATTTTGCAGATTCAATAAAGGCAAATGAGAATATTATATTGCAAGCCTTAGGAGTTCCGCCTATATTGCTTGACAGCGGAAACAATGCAAATATTCGACCTAACCATAGGATGTATTATCTAGAAACTATACTACCTATTGTACGAAAGATTAACTTTGCTTTTGAAAGATATTTTGGATTTGACTTACAGGAAGATACAAGTAACATTCCTGCAATGCAACCAGAACTTAGAGATCAAGCAGGGTTCTACTCTACTCTTGTAAATGGCGGAGTAATGACTCCAAACGAAGCAAGAGTTCAAATGAGATTAGACCCTCTGGATGGCTTAGATGAGATCCGTGTACCAGCAAATATTGCAGGTTCAGCAGCGGATCCTTCCGAAGGAGGAAGGCCAGTAGAAGATGAAGGAGACGAATAGTGCCTATTCCAGTTCCTGGTAAAGACGAAAGTAAAGAAGACTTTATGAGTCGCTGTATGGCAGACTCAGCAATGAACGATGACTATGATGAAACAGATCAACGTTTTGCTGTTTGCAACGTTCAGTGGGAAGATAAGGACGACAAAGCTATTTCAGATATAGACTTTAGACCTACTACTGGTATGGCATCAGAAGCCAGAAAAGGATTAGAATGGAGAAAAGAGCACAATCGTGGAGGTACTGCGGTTGGAGTTGCAAGAGCAAGAGATGTTGCTAATAGAACTAATCTTTCTCCTAGTACAGTTAAAAGAATGCATTCATTCTTTAGTCGACATGAAGTCGATAAACAAGGACAAGGATTCTCTCCTGGTGAAGAAGGGTATCCAAGTGCTGGGCGAATAGCCTGGGCATTATGGGGTGGTGACCCCGGTCAATCTTGGGCAAGAAAGAAAGCTGCTCAAATTGACAGAGAGCGCGGTAAGTCTCAAGTAAGAGAAGATGTATTTACCACTCAAGAAGAGGCAGAAGAACGAGCAAAAGAAATTGGATGCGTAGGAACTCATTCTCACGATGAAAATGGAAATCTTGTTTATATGCCTTGTGCTTCACATGAAGACTATGTAGAAGCAACTGGAAACGAAGTGAAAGCTATTTCTGCACAAATGAGAGCAGCTTTAGCAAAGAAGGCTAAAGACCATAATGAGAAAGTAGGCGACAATAAGTCAAAGAGAACATCTACTCGAACTCTTATTTCGGTTTTTAATAGAGGTGTAGGAGCGTACCATACGAATCCTGGATCTGTAAGACCTAATGTCTCTAGCCCTGAGCAATGGGCATTAGGAAGAGTAAACAGCTTTCTTTATGCACTCAGAAACGGAAAGTTTAGAAGTGGTAAACACGACCAAGACTTACTTCCCGCAGGACACCCAATGTCCTCAAAGAGTTTGGAGCAAAGTATGAATAAAATGTTTAATTTAACCTCGGTATTTAAAGCTCAAGAATCAGATGATGGTAGCATAAAAATACGAGGCTATGCAAGTACAAATGATACAGATAGGGCTGGAGATATAGTTGACAAAGACGCTTGGACTAAGGGCGGCTTACAAAACTATCAAAACAATCCTATCTTGTTATTTAACCACGATTATAACACCCCAATAGGTAAAGCAACAAGTCTTAATGTTACTGACAGAGGTTTAGAAATCGAGGGAGTAATCAGCAAATCAGCGGGTAAAATCGCCGAGATGGTGAAAGAGGGCATCCTAGGCGCTTTTAGCGTCGGTTTCCGAGTCAAGGATGCTGACTATATGGAGGAAACCGATGGTTATAGGATCAAAGACGCTGAGCTTTTCGAGGTGTCAGTCGTGTCTGTGCCGGCC